CGATCTACCCCCACCCCCTTACTGAATTCCTTGGGTCCCTGCCCCGGTTCGAAAACCTCGGGTCCCTATAACCGCCTCGGCCTTTTCTTACAGGTGTTTTCTTACAAAAATACGTAAGTAACTGATTTTGCTAGGTATTTGATGTAAGAAAACTTGCCTATTCTTACAAAACCAGACGATTCAGTACGAAAAAAAGGCCCGAAACCGGGTTTTTGAGCCGATTTCGAGCCTACTTTTCTTACAAACAACGCTCATATGTTTTCTTACAAACGATCGTATGTTTTCTTACAAACGCTCAGATGTTTTCTTACATCCGCTACTAAGTGGTTGATTTGAGAGGCATTCCGATCTTCGCGCTCATGTTGGCGTGACGCTGGCGGTCTTTCTTGTTGGCGAACCGCCCTTTCTTGGCGCGTCCGGCTCCAATCCACTCGCCCTGCTTATCCCTCGGGAGGTCCGGATGATCGCCACTCTGAGCGACGCCGTCGATCTTGGCGCTCGGTGTGGGGAGTTCCGAGGGGAGGCCCGCGTTAGCGGTTCGCTCTGAGCGAGACCCGCCTGTCGTCGCCTTCTTCGTTCCTCGGTTCGGTCCCTTGACCCGGACCTTGGCTAGGTACTGCGAGATGGAGTCGACTTGGTCGTCATGCTTTCCACCGGGGAACTGAGTCAGCTCGGTTTCAAGTTCGGGTAACCAGATCGCCGACTCAGGAACGACCACCTCACCGGCTTCGAACATGGGCGTTACACCGTCGAAACGGAATTCCTTCGACTTGTTGTCGGTCGAGATCGCGATCACCGGAACCGGGGCGAGACGAACGTCACCGTTTAGACCGCCCTGATTCTGAATGTATTGCGTCCCTGCACCTTTGTCCTCGACCAGAATGTTATCCACGTCCCACCTTCTGGCGGTAGCGTTGATCAAGCTGACCAATTCATTGAATTCGACACGCTCCCTGACAACGTCGACCAAGTAATGTCGTCCATCATCACAGTGATACCAGATAGTAATTACAGTATAGTCTGCACGTTGATTATCTTTGTTGGCGCAGTCTACCGAAGCTGTGATCCGTCGAACTGTGGTCGTTTTTGGAGGTTGGTTGTAACGTTTAAGCCAAGACAACTTGAAGACGCCGCCTTCAGCGTCGGTGGGGTTACCTCTGTATAGAGAATTCCATGTTCTTGCGGGTGCAGTTGCTTTGTAAGCATTAAGATAATCTACAGTGTAAAAATCCGGCCAAAGAGCTTCGCCGGGCGCCCGTCCCATAGGGTCATTATCTTCCGCTATTGCAGGTAGATTAATGATCTCCCAAGGTAAGCCTTTGCCTCTATTGTTCAAGTCTTCTAATCTTCCACAAAGGTCATCTACGTGCCACCTAGTGGCAACCATGAAGATTGGTCTGTAAGGAAGTAATCGCGTAGAGAAGTCATCAATAAACCAATCGAAAGTCTTCTGTCGAATGGTTGGAGACTCTGCATCTTCTCGGCTGGCGATGGGATCGTCTACACCTGCAAAGTGCGCCCTTACACCAGAGATACCTTGACCAACTCCTTTAGCTGTGTAGCTCCCCTTGTTATTGGATAGCATCCACTTATCCAAAGCATACGAACGTCTTGATAGTGTTATCTCTTCAAATACGTCACCGTATTCTTCAGCCTCGATATAGCCCCGAACCCGAGACGAGAACTCTTTCTCAACGAAGTTTTGTGTGTGCCCAGCCTGAAGAAACATCTCCCTAGGGTGGCGTCCTAGATACCAAGCAGGGAATAGGTGAGTGCAGTATGTGGACTTTGCGTGACCGGGAGGCATGGACACCATGAGGCGGAGCATGTCCAAGCTCTCGACGGCGTGTAGACGCTCGCAAAGCCAAATATGGTGAGGCGCGGGCGGGAACTCCGGGTTCATATACTCCGCAAACGCTGTGAGGTCGTGGTACGACGCTCTTTGAAGTCTGCTCCGGTGTTGGTTGTGGATTTCTTCGTGGTACGCATCCAGCGCCGCGAGTTGACCCTCAATCTCATCTGTGCCAGCGATTTTTGACAACGTGGAGAGGGTAGACGGCTTGAACTCCGCCTTCCCTAGGGATACTTGGTCGGCTTCTGTTTTGAATTCAGTAAGCCGGTTGACGATCTTGCGCGTCGCGTCCCGTTCTTCATGTGGGTAAGCTGACACCTATTCCTCCAAAATGACTGAGGTAGTGTCGGGTTTTGGTTCTTCTTTCGATGGTGAGACATCGATAACATTCGCCTTATTCTCTTCTGCCTTGTCTTCAAGAGCGGCGGCGAGTTTTGTCATATCTAGTTGTGGTCGTTCTTCGGGTTGTTTGCGGACGTGAGGGTCCGCAGGCTCGTCGAACAGACCACAGACCTTGCCTAAGACTTCAAGCGCCTTATTTGACGCCGCGTATTGACCAGCGTCACGCGCTTCGGTCGCGTTCGTCTTCAGTTGTCGGACAACCCAAGCTTCGTTGATCCCGAATTCGGAGTCGGCGATCTCAGCATTCACATCTGTGTTGTCGATCTCTCGACCAGCCCGGCGTTCGTCCATAAGCTCGGTTACGCGGTCTTTGACGTGTTTCTTGTTTGCGAGGGTTGAAGCATTACCGTAATTGTGCTCGTAACCTGCCGCAACAAAAGCATCGATCTGTGTCATACCGACTGCCATATTGCGAGCATACAGCTCATGCTTATTGTTAGACAGTTGAGGCATTACAGCTCTTTCCTCTGCCTTTCGAATTCAGGACAGATCGTTAGTGGCTTTGTCGGAATTTTGTTGAGCATCAACGCTCCGTAGAACGCGATTAGAGCCGCTTCCGCGACTCCATCATCCTTGGCTCGGGGCCATAAGGACTTACAATCAGGCATGAGAGTATTCGCGCGATCCACAGCAAGACGTTTGATCTCGCTCTTCTTCGCGCCTTTGGCTGGTGGGATACGAACACCCCGCTTCCACACTTGGGGACGCACCAGCGTGATAGGAATGTGGTTAGCGCCTAAAGCGCCCTTCACAATCCCGTAACCCTCTCCGAACGTGAAGGTCGAGGCGACCCCCTGCCCCGTCATCGAGTGTACTTCCTCGACGTACGCAAAGTCGCACGGTTCATCGCTGACTAGACCGCCAACACCTACCGGATCGACTTGCGACCGTGTTCCGTTTTTCACTGAGGGCATAGGATACGCGCGGATGGTGTTCGCGTCGGTATCTATGTACGCCAGTGCGCCCCCGCATCCGGGGTCTACACCGAGAATAATTGGCATCACGCAACAAAGGTTGGAGGTGGTCCTTTTACTGCCGGTGTCGTGTTAGAGATTACTTGATGGACACATTCAGCGGGTACAGGAACAGTCGTGGACCCGGTAGTCGTGGCGATATCAGCGTAACCAATCGCACGCGCTTTAACGACAGCGTTGATCTTACCCTTGATGATTGTATCCTTACCGTCGAGCACCATTCCAAATGCTACCGTGTCACCTTGCTTCGCAGGGAAACGAACCCCTGTTTGGATAACCCAATCCTGCTGGGCTTTTTCGCTTACCTTCGCTCGATTATCGATTGCCGCTTTGATCTCTTTGTAGATTTCGTCTGTGATACCGAAGCCTTTTTCTTTCTCAAGCCAATAACAGATTGAGAAGGTGTCGTCCTCGTTGTGTGCGTTGTCAAATGCCGCCTTTATGCTGTCCCTTATTACACCGGCCTTTTCTTGTGTCACTTTGTCTTCGCCGAACTCTCTGGCAGCAAAAGCTAGGATGCGTTCGGCTACATCGCTAACCACCTTTTCCCTTACTTCTTCGCTGAACTCGACCGGTCGAGCGTTACCTTTTTTCGCGTTTGTGATGTCCTTGTCGATCTCAGCCTTCGTCTTCATGTTTTCCGCCTTTTCTTCGCCGAACTCTCTGGCAGCAAAAGCTAGGATGCGTTCGGCTCTACATCGCTAACCACCTTTTCCCTATCCGTATCGCCGGGTGACCGGTCGAGCGTTACCTTTTCTCGCGTTTGTGATGTCCTTGTCGCTTTCAGCCTTTGCCTTCATGCTTTCCGCCTTGTCATCCATGACCCTTGTCCCTTGTCGCTTTCCGCCTTGTCACCCTTGTCACCCTTGTCCCTTGTCACCCATGATCCCTGTCCCTTGTCACCCATGATCCCTGTCCCTTGTCATCCATGACCCTTGTCCCTTGTCGCTCTCCGCCTTGTCATCCATGATCCTTGTCCCTTGTCGCTCTCCGCCTTGTCATCCATGATCCTTGTCCCTTGTCGCTCTCCGCCTTGTCATCC